TTTTGTATTAAACATATTGTCAAGAAAGATATACTCTGATTCAGTCAAACACTCTGGCTTACTGTAATCAAATAATTTATTTAATTTTTCTTTTCTTTCATCACAACCACAATCTTCACCTAGTGCCCACTTAACAGCTTTTTTGATTCCTGTAGCTTCTGTTATTTTTTCTATATCGTCACCAAGTCCTTTAGACTTGTTGTCGAATTTCTTTTTCCACTCTTTATATTTTTTTGTTCTTTTATCTTTTGGTTTTTTCATATTATTTAATTTTATCGTAATCTTTGTTAAAGAAGTCTATGATATCTTCACCGAACTTTTCTTCTATTATATTTTTATAATTCTTACAAGAATTGTATATGCTTGTCAAAGATATCTTAGTCTCTGATGCTATTTGCCTTAAACTTTTATTTGTAAAATAATATAATCTAAATAACTTTTCATCATACCAATGCCAAGTTTTTATTTCGTTCTCTATATTATTCATAATAATTTCATTTGCCTTTTCCATATTTGCAACATCAATCTCTTCTTCATATGAGCTAGTCATATCTGTATTGTGTTCATATGTATTATTATCGTCAAAAGCATCATAGTCCTTATACTCTAAGAATATATTTTTTTTCTTTTTGTTTTTATGTTGGTAAAATAAATTCTTGATAGTCACATAAATATATAGTGAATTTATCTTGCCATCTACTTTTATTTTTTCTGGATCGGTGATGTATCTTCTCATTCTTAAATACATCTTTTGTACGAGGTCGTTTGCTAAATGTTCATCTTTACAAATGGAGAGAGCTATCCTATGCCACTCTTTATTTCGTTTAGATAATTCATTTAGTATCATTTTCTATTTCTTTTTGCAAGTTAGCTAAAGCTCGCCAAGCAACTTTAGCAGAATGCCTAATACCATCATTGTCAAAAGTACCTACTTGCAACAAATGTCTAGCTAGAGCATCAAGCTCATCGCCAGACTTAGATCTGTCCCAATGCAATCTTTTATATGGATTATGTTGCTCATTACCTTTGTAACTACATCTTGCAACTTCTTTGATTGCGTCTGGGAAATAATTAAGAACTCCTGAATATACTGGTATTTTTTTTCTGTCCATTCGCCTTAATATAATAATTTTAATTCAATTTTATATTCATCTGAATAATATTTTTTTAGTTCCTTAACATAACACACGCTTGCATCGTTCTCAAATACTATACCCTCCAAAGCGTCCATAAACGCTTTGTTAACATTATCAAGCAAGTCTGGACTTGCAATCCTGTATGTAAACTCTTCCTTTTGTTTCTTTTTCCATTTACTTGGATACTTATAAATGTAATGTAAATATTCAACTGTTATAGGCGTACTATGTTTAATGATCTCAAAGTCTTCTGGTAGTTGAGATTTAGTTTGATGTATTATTTCTTTTTTATATTTTACTACATTCTTTGGTGTATAAGTATATCCTTTTCTTGACATTCTTACAGATTGATGTGCTACTGGTCTAATGTTATATGTAAGCTTTAGTTTCATCCTGATATTCTCATTTCTAATTTAGCAATAAATTTTTCTATTCTACTAATCTCTTCTAACAAACCTAACATTTCTTTTGCTTTTATTTTTACTCTTCCATTTCTTTGCCAGTAAGTTCCGTCATAACAAGAGTTTATAATAATGAATTGGACTAAGCTTTTTCTATATTCTTTAAAGTACCTTATATCTTTTTCAATTTGCATCATTTTATGTTTAATAAAGAATCTATTTTATCTATAATTCTTGGGTATCCATCTCTACATACTTCAAAACTAAAATCTTCAAAAGGTACACTTCTACTTCTTTTACAAGAAACCTGTACTATATTGTCGTCTTGTTCGTTTACTTGTAGTTTAATCTGAGTTTCAGTTTTTTTTTCTAAGGCCGAACCTAAATGTCCTGTAGGTTTTTCTGAATTAAAGTTGCTGTGTATTACACATACAATATGTATATTATATTTTTCAGTCCAGTACATTATTTTTTGTACAAGCTCGTTTGATTCTCTTATATCATTTACATCAGAAACCAAATCAGCAACACCATCAATAATCATCATACCAACTTTATCATAATTTTTTTCTAAGTATAATTCAATAAAAAGGTTTCTATCTGCGATATCCAGTGTTCGTAAACCGTATGTATCATAAAAAGAATTATCGGTTTGACCCATTTCGATTACTCTTCTAAATACTTTTTGTGCGTGAAACTTGCCTTGCTCTGTATCAAAATGTACAAGCTTTAGATCTCCTCTGTGACCTACTAAGTCGCCAGTAAAATTAGTTTCACCTGTTAAATAACAGGAACAAAGCATAGAAACTAGAAACGTTTTCTTGGATTTTGGAGCCGCTTGTATAAAAGAAAAATTACCATAAGTGCCAACAGGAACAGGATAAAAGTTTTCACCACTTTTATAATAGCCATAAGATATAGCAACTGGAGGATACTCAACTCTTTCGTTAGGATCAATGTATACTTTTTTCGTTAAACTGTTAAATTTATCTTCTAGGTTCATATATGCAAAAAAAAAGGGTGGACATCTCTGCCCACCCCTAAAACAAAACAAAAAACTAAAAATCTACTGTCTCTTGCTGAGCGCTTTTGCCAGTAGATATATTGCCGTCAGTCCATACGACTTTACCATTTCCAAGATAAGACTTGGGAACTTGCTGTTCTAATTGTTCTTTACTTCTACTATAAAAAACAGAAACATTTTGACCGTATTGGTTTAATTCATCTCTAATAGATAAATCAAGATTTAAATATCTTCCGTCTTTTAATTTAGACTTGTCTATTTTTTTTACATCTAAAGATATACTTGCGATTGTTGCCATAAGTTATGTATTAATTAATTGAGACATAGCTGAGTCTGATACAGTGTATTTATCATACACATTATCTACACTACCACCAGAACTTAAATACTGTTTTACTTTATTGAAGTTTGGATGTTTAGGTGTCAGCATTTCTTTTTTAACGGGCTTCTTCCCGTGATCGTTTGTTGCATCTGCATCTTTGGTGTCGTCTATCAAGAACAAACCATTTAAGGCATATTTTCTTGCATAGCTAGATGATGCACCGTAAGACTGTGCAACATCCATTCCTTTTTTACTTGGATCTATACCAGCTTGAGCTGATACACTTAACGATTCGTCACCATTTGTAATAGAAGCAGTAGCTTCACAGTACAATGGATCGCTATTTATCTTGTCTGTAAGTGTCAATACTAAACCTTCTGCGTTTAAGAGTGGCTTTACAGACTCTAAGATATCTTCGCAAGAACGGTAGTTATAGTTACCGAACTTATTGCGTTGATTTTTTGGTGCTTTCAGCTTTTGCTGAATAGCCACAAGTTTTGTAATAAGTGATTTCATTCTGACAAATATATAATAAATTATTAAATATCAAAATCTTCATATAATAGCGACTCTGCTTTTTTATGGTCTACATCTGATTGCAAACTGTTATTGTAGAATGCTATCGCCACTAAACATCTCTTTAACTCATTTATTTGTTTGTCATCTAAACAAGTAACCTTATCTAATATTTTAACAATTTTAACATAGCTGTCTAAGTATTGTGTTTCTTTTACTATCATACTCAAATATATTATTTTTTTTTAACAACGCTTTTTAGGCGTTGTTAAATAATATATTATATTATATATATAATATAATTTATTTACTTATTATATAATATATTATATAGGCTTTCTGTAGAATTTTTTATTTACAACTCTATAATGCCATATTGAGTCTGGCTTTAGATCATCATTATCTACATAAATTCTATCGTCAGCAAAACCTATTCTAGTGAAACCAACTTCCAATAATGCTGTAATTATTCTGTATCTTTTGTAACTATGTTGGCAAAATATTTCACAAGCTCTGCCTATCAAATGTGAAGAATTATTTAGTTCGTTTTTTCTTGCTTGTCCGTCTGGTGATACATAACCCTTTACTATTTTAAATTTTATTTTACACAGATGCCTAGCTTCATCTAACATCATTAAAAACTCTCTGTCCATATATTTGTAGCCAGTTTCATTATACCTTGAATAAGGGCAATCAAACTCTTGGTATGTGAAATATCTAAGTAAAATAATTAACGTTTTATGCCTTGACCTATATACTTTTTTTTGTAACCTGTTTGGTTGCGTGAAGCGTTTTTAGAGTGTACTCCAGGTCTTTTTTTCTTTACTTTGTATCTGTGTATATAGCCTAATTTAGCCACTATCTTTTAAATATATTTGTAGATTTTTCTGCTGTTCTACCGCCAAAGTATGCTAACACACAAGCCATCATAACTTTTTCAAATGTGTCATTCCATACTTCGTTTATGTGAAAAGGTACCGAGTCAATGCTATCAAGTATACCAGCAAAACTGAAAACCACAATACACCACACAAGAACAAGAGGGCGAACATTTTTACTAAGCCAACTATCACTAGCTGCATCAGCTTGCCATCTACTTGTAATAGACTCCATTTCTTTATTTTGTTGCTCATATATAAGTTGTTGTAATTTTATTTTATCGTCTGTAGATATTTTAGATTTACCTATTTCAGCTATAGCTTCTTTAGGTGATGTAACACCTTTTAGTACATTCCCTAGTGTAGGATTGACTATAGATGCTGCTCCAAACAAAAGCTTTCCAACTGTGCTTTCGCTAAATTTCTTTTTAGGTTTACTCATATTGCCACCATTTTATATGTATAACGAAAAACAACACATATAAATTCAGTTCACTAAAATCGTTTTTATGATCTTTCTTAAAATAAGAAAAGCCTATCATAAGACCAATATCTAATCTATTTATAATTGCTACTTCCATCATACATTAGTTATATCAATGTATTTAGTTTTGCCGTCATCTCTTACAGCTTTCAGTATTCTGTTTCTGTTTTTTTCTTCACTAACATAAGATACGTGTACCCAGTCAGGGTTATCTTCATTGCCAAACTCCCATATCATTTGATCAAAGTCAAGATTATCTTTTATATACAAAAACATCTCTTTGTTTGTTTTGTGACCGTATACATCATCTAAGTCAAAAGCTCTTCCTTGACAATGCTGCGATCGGCTTGAGCCGCCGATCGCTTGATTTAAAGCTGTTGATCTAAAAAAGCTATTTATCTTTATAGGACCGCCTACCCACTGTCTAAGTGGCTCAAATATCTTTTCAGCAATAATTTTCATATTACTTATTGAGTCGCCATTAGGAGTATTATCAATACCCAATCTTAAGGCTGTAATGCTTTTAGTAGCTTCCTTTTCAGATATGTGTGCAGAAATCATAATCTATTAGTTTGTTGCAACTCTTGTATATCTGCTTTTATCTATAACCTGCTGTATTTCACTTACAGGTGTTTTTATAGATAGTGATATACCAGCATCCCATCTACCTATTAAGTTGCGTTCTCTATATAAAAAAATAACTGGAACTGATTTGATTTGACTTCTTATAGATTGTTTTTGCTCTTCTAACAAAGCTCTGACAATCTTAGCACCTTTGATTTTATTAAGGTCTTTATAGTCATTTCTGTAGTTCCAAGAACTATTAATGTGTAGTACAGTATAATCCTGTGAACTAGCTATTGCAAATACAAATAGTGCAATTAGGGCAAATATCTGTTTCATTTCTGTATAATTTCATATAATTTCTCGTCTATTTTGTCTAGTTTTTCAGAGTTTTCTTGTACTTGTTCTGCTGTGTTTTCAATAGTTTCCCTTATAAGCTGATCCTTAAGGTCATATTCTGTCCTTGTAAGTTCAGGTTTCGGTAATTCTTTTGCAAGCTCTATTTCAGCAGTAAGCGTAAAATAAAGTCCTGCTAGTGAAACAGCACCAGTTATAACAATTCCAATAGTTTTAAGATCAAGCTTTACTTGAGTTTCTTCATTTATTACTTGGCTCATTTTCTTTTATTTCTTCGTAAGAGCCGTCAGAAATATTTATTTGTACTTTACCGTATTTATCTTCAAGCTCCTTTCTAAGACTATTATATTCTTGCATAAGTGTTGTATATGTGTTTTTAAGAATATGCGTATTAAGCTGAATACTACCAAGTTCCATTTTAATACTTGTCATTTGTTGCTCGTAATTTTGTACTTTCTTTAACTCTTGTTCTTCAATTTTTTTGCTCATAATATTATATTTTTGTCTAATATAATAAATTACCAGTCAGGACGCAAAACTACGTCTACTGGATTTTCTAGTAACTCTATTTGACCTTTTAGGTTTAGCTTCATACTGTCCACGTCTAAACCATCTTCTAGCCATTTTACAACGTCATCTTTTTTTAGATCACTATATTCAATAAAGTTATCTTTATCGTACTCAACCGAGTGTGTACCGATCATATTAGCTGTGTAATCGCCTTTTGACGCATTGTAGCCCCAGTGCACGTTATATATAACGTCACTGTGGTCGTCTTCTTTTATTTTTGCATCAAGTGCGTTTATTTGCCATTCGTAAGTTATTTTATTTGCCATTTTATTTATTTATTAATTAATTATATTTTAACAATTACCACCGCCTATTATTGATCCATTACTACCAACTTGTATAAACTTGTTAGTTGATATACCATTTGTATCAAAAACCTGATAAAAACCAGTAGCTACAGCATTAAAACCTGTTGCAGTAGTATATGCTTGAAAAGTGCCATTCAAGGCACTTGGATATTGATTATTGCCGTCAGTATGATAATATACTGTTCCGTCAGGTAAACCAGCAGCACAAGAATCGTTAGATGAACTTGCACTAAAAATGAATTGAAATGCAGTTCTAGTTACATTTTGATTATAACTATAAAATTCACTCATCTGTAAAGGGTTAGAACCATCAGGTCTATTGTTTACAGGATTTAGTGTATTTACTGCTGGGTAACTTGTACCCGAACCGCTAGTATTACCACCAGATAATCTTGATATATCTGACATAAATATAGGTGAAGTTACATTTGATGCAGAATTATAACCAAAGCCTTTTCTTTCTCTAGCTATTTTATTCATACTCAATTCACCGCTACTTGGTACTGCCATTACTTAATTTGTTTTTTTAGTTCTTCAATTTCTGCTTTAAGCTCTTTTATAGCTTCAAGTAATATTGGTGTGATACCTTGATGTCTCATTGAAAGCATACCATTATCATTTTCTCTTACAAGTTCTGGCATTACTTTTTGCACATCTTGAGCTATAAAACCGACATCTTTTTTTATGTCTAATATGCTGTCAGATTTTTTCCAATCAAATGTTACACCTTGTAATTTACTTACTTTATCTAAAGCTGAATCAATAGGCTTTATGTTTTCTTTTAATCTTCTATCTGAAGGTGAACCAAAAGCAACTAAGTCATCTGAGACAGTTAGTGTCCCAGCCGAATCTAATTTCATCCTTACCGTATCTGCTGTACTAAACTCCATTGATTGAGACGAGTGTGTATAGCTTATACTACCATCATTATTATCAGATGCGTTACCAAATAATATTCCACCTTGATTAGTAGAACCACTTAATATTGTCAGATAGTTGTTGCCATTTCTTCTAAATACAGCCGAACTTTCTGTATTAGGCGTGATGTTTACATCACTTACAACAACATCAAGTTTATTATCAGGCGATGTTGTTCCAATGCCTACATTTCCATTTAATAATAATATTTTTGAGCCATATAAACTTAAAGGAATATTCGCATTTATAGCGTCATTAACAGCTTCTAAAGATGCACCACTATTTTGCAAACCAAAACCAATATTAACATCTGTATCTCTTTTAACTTGTAATTTATAACCTGTTGCTATTGAAGTTGTTCCAATTCCTACGTTTCCGTTGGCTGCAATTCTCATAGGTTCAGACCAAGTAACTGTACTGTCAGCAGCAGCACTTGCTGAATTTTGAAATCTAAATACATCTGCATCTAAATAAATTCTTGAAGATGCGCCAGTTACTCTTTTTTTATCTACATTACTTGAATTAATATAATAATTATTAGCAAGTAAAGCATCAGTCCCTGTAACTGATTGTCTTGATATTAATGCAAGTGAACTACCAACAAATAATGTTCTCCAAGTAGGCCCTGCTGTTTCAGGTATTGTTCCTATTCCTACATCTCCAGAACTATCAATACGCATTCTTTCTGATGTATTTGTTTCGAAACGCATTGAATTACTTGAGTGGTCATATAAAATTGTACCTACATCCTCATCATCTCTATCTCCAAAAAATATATTAGACAAACCACTTGTTCCTGCTAATATTGAAATATTTGCACTATGACTAAGACCACCTGTTCTTCTAAATGTAGCAACTGTATTAGATGAAATACTGCTAGGGTTTGAACCACCGCTTCCTGAATCTGCAACAGTTAATTTACAATCAGGCGATGTAGTTCCAATTCCTACATCCCCACTACCAGATACATATAAATCTGTTGTTAAAGATGAGCCGTCTGTTATGTCTGAACCACCAGTTCTAACTATTCCAAAATCTTGTCCACTAACTCTTGAAATATACGCTTCGTGACCATTATACTTCATAAATCCAACTCTTTTAGACCCAGAGGCATCAATAATTAAACCCTTATTTTCACCAAAAATAAAAACATTACCATCTTTAACTTCAAGTTTTTCAGAAGGCGAAGAAGCTCCAATTCCTACTTGACCAGAGCTGTCGATAATTAAATCTTGTCCAGTTGCCCAACTATCACCCCTACCTATTTTAAATTTATCACTATCAGAATTATCTATACCTACTACCCATCTTAGTGTAGCAGTTAATAAAAATTGTAAAAGAGCATCTCCAGTTCCGTCCTGTTCAATA